TGACATATTTGATGTGCAGGGTAAGATTGTTGAACAAGCATTGGCACCTGTTGTTGTTGAACAACCAAAGAAAGAAGTTGTTTCTGGTGCACCAAATGATGAATCGATTGATGCTGACTATGAATATGCGAGAGAGAATCTAAAGTCATTCATCGAACAAGGCAAAATTGCTATGGAAAACATTATCTTCTTAGCAAAAGAAGGTGAGTCTCCAAGAGCATATGAAGTTGTTGGTCAGTTGATTAAAACATTGTCAGACACGAACAAAGATTTGTTAGACTTGGGTAAAAAAGTAAAAGACTTGAAGAGTAAGAAAGATGATACACAACAACCACAGCATGTAACGAATGCATTGTTTGTTGGTAGCACAGCAGAATTACAGAAACTAATTGGTAAGAGATGACAGCGAAATCCTATCTAGGAAATTCTCTTTTAAAAGCATCTGGCGTACCACTCAATTTCACTAAAGAAGAAATTGAAGAATATTTAAGATGCGCTGACGATCCGATATACTTCATTGAAAGTTATTGTAAGATTGTCACGCTAGATCACGGGCTTCAGGCATTCAAACTGTATGATTGTCAAAAGAATAAAGTAAAAGTCATCCATGAAAATCGTAAAGTCATTCTTATGGAAGGGCGCCAGCAAGGTAAGACAACAACATCGGCTGCCTACATTCTATGGTACACATTGTTTCAAGGAAGCAAGACTGTAGCAATTCTAGCAAACAAAGCGACTGCCGCTAGAGAAGTTTTGTATCGTTATCAAATCATGTATGAGAATCTTCCTACATGGCTTCAGCAAGGTGTCACTACATGGAACAAAGGTGACATTGCTTTAGAGAATGGTTCAATCGTATTCACAGCCGCAACAAGCGCATCAGGTATTCGTGGTAAGTCAGTTAACTTATTGTACGTTGACGAAGCCGCTATCATACCGAACAATGTAGCAGAACAATTCTTTACCTCAGTTTATCCTACGATTTCTGCTGGTGAAACAACAAAGATTCTGCTAAGTTCTACCCCACTAGGATACAACCACTTCTGGAAGTTCTGGAATGATGCAGAGAACGATAGAAACGGGTTCGTCAATCTATTCATTCCGTATTGGGAAATTCCTGGACGTGATGACAAGTGGGCATCTGAACAAAGAAGATTACTTGGTGAGTTGAAGTTCAATCAAGAGGTTCTCTGTAACTTCTTGGGTTCTAGTCTCACACTCATTGCTTCTGATTCTATTGCACAAATGTCGGCTAGTCCTATTCTTTATCAGAAAGATGGGCTTGACATTTACGAAAATGTAGAAAAAGATCATGCGTATTGTATTGTTGCAGACACAGCAAAGGGTGTCGGTGGTGACTATTCAGCATTTCAAATCTTAGACATAACTAAAATGCCATACAGAATTGTGGGTAAGTATAGAAACAATGAAATCAGCCCACTTCTATATCCATCAGTACTTTATAGAATAGGTAAAGAATACAATGAAGCATATG